CTAATAAAACTATAAGTAAAATAAAAATCTTTTTCATAGTACTCACCCTCTATTACTTTATTTACTTCTATAATCATATTTTATATGAAATTTAAAGAAAAGTAAATTAAAAAAATCTTTGAATTAAAAAGTTTTCAAAGACTTGGATATGGTTAAGATTGGTGGAGATGAGGCTAAACTTTTGTTAGCAATATACAAGGAGAATAGAGAAAAATTATATAGTTAAATAAAAGTAAAAGCCCAGCTAATGACTGGACTTTTTTATTTCTTCTTCTTTATCTTCTTCTTTTAACTGTTCAAGAGCTTTCTTCAATTTTTTGGGAATAGGTACTCCTGCTTTAGCTGCATTCTCTACAATACTTAATAATTCAGTTGCACAATAAAATATTCCAACCAAACTTCTAAAACCAATACTAGGAACTAATTTATGCATTAATGAAGCTCCACATAATAATGCTAAAATCCATAATTTTTTTTCTATTCCTTTATATGCTCTTTTTGAATTTAAGTTTTTTAACTTATATCCTGCATAAACTCCTGATGCATAATCAATTAGCATTAATCCAATTAAAACCTTTGCTAGTGTATCAAACCCGCCTATAAGCCAAATTAAGAAAGCAACAAAATATGCACATATTTTTGTTAAAATTGCCCCCACTATACCAACTCCTATAATTTAAGTATTTTTTTCCAATGATTATAATAAGATATAGCTTCATCTGTCCTATCCACTACTGCTTTATCTTTGTACCCTTCATTATCCAATTTATCTTTCCAGAAAGTTTCTCCAAATAATCTTACAGCCCTATACATAGCTTTTCTCTTTAAAAATCCTACTCCTAGCTCTTTCATAATGTATAGAAAAATTTTATCAGATAAGGTTCTGTTTATACCTGTGGTATTGTACTTACTATAAAGAAAATCATGAATCACTGCTGCTGGTGTATATATTCCAAATGGTGGAAAGATACTCCAAAATGAACGAGGAACAGAAGCTAAATCTGTAATAAAGCCTTTGGGTACAGTAATCCTATACCCATTAACTTCATAAACATAATCTTGAAATAACTCTTGTTTTCTTCCATCTGAAAGAGGATGTATTAATAGCTTAGTTTTCTCCATCTTCCTCATTCCCTTTAATATCTATTTTATAACTATTAGCAAAGATATCAGAAAACTTTTGTAATGTTTTTTCTATAATATCAATCATTCTTTTTTTACTAATAAATCTTATAATTACTATTCTAGCTATCCAAGGTAAACTAGAAGTTCTGTATAATATAAAGTTAACTGCTGCTTCTAATTTTTTTCTACCTTCTCCACTATTAAATGACTCTTCTGATACAATTACAGCTTGCCTAAATAAATTGACATATTGCTTTCTATTATAAAAAATATAAATTAAAATCAGTCCTGCTACAGCTAACCATATCCATTGTTCCACACTAAAATTTGCTAAATATACTATTGCTTGATTAATTAAGTCTTTCATTAAAAACCTCCTAATTTTTCACACTATTTATAAAATCAACTATAAACTTTGCCATCTTTTTTACATCTTTAAATTTATTTGTTTCTTCGTTAGTTCCGAAGAAAGGTTCAACCAAAACATAAGTACAATTTGTATTGCATATTCCATAACCTCCTCTCATTTTAGAATCAGTAATCAGGATTATACCCTGTGTTTCTACTGTTTTTTCTATTATTTCCTCCTTACCATTTTTAACTATTTTCTTTTCTTTTAATTTATTCCATTCTTTTCTTATATTGCTTCCATACTCAGCTTTTAATTTTTTCATAAAAAGTTCAGCATATTTTTTAGCTTGTTCATTTTTAAAATAGGCTAAACATTCACACCCATTTGCCTGTGAAGAAGCAGCATTAAAATGCAACTCTAAGGCTAAATCATAATTATGTTTGTTAATTTCAGCAACAACAGGTTTCATTTCCTGAAGATAATTTTGTTCAGGTTTTCTTGAATAAATATCAATGCTATCATCAATTTTATTTATTTCATCACAAACATTTCTCCAATATTCATATTCAGATAAATCTAAATATTCACTATATGCCCCTTTTCCTCTTGGATTATGTCCTATCACTAATGCAAATTTTTTCATTTTTTATCACCTGCCAATTTATTATGTATTTCTTTTCTTTTTTCTTCAAACTCTTCTTCGCTGATATTTTTGGGTTCAACTTTTGTTTTAAAGTAATTCTCAGTATCATATACTGATTGAGTAAAGGTTTTCCCATAACTAGCTAATATCAATGATTTTTGTAAATCTAATTTTAATCCAAAATTATCTTCAAAATACCAAGTTATAGGTTTTTCTTTTCCAAAAATAGCTTTCTCTCCCATCATAAAAGTTATATTTGAAGCCAATAAGGTTATGTCTTTATCTCTGCATTTCTGTCTATGTTTTATACCTTCAATTTCATAATCAAAACCATAGCTTAGTATCTTTGCTTTAATATTATCTATTTCTGTAAAATATTTTTCTTTTTCAGCAGAATGATTGTAAACCCACTCAGTACCTGTCCAATTCCAAAGTTCTTCTAATTTATTGTGTGGTTTTTCTATTTTAACAATCTTTCCATTTTCTATTTTTTCTCCTTGATTTAATTGTACTTCTATTCCGTCAGCAACAAGTTCATCTCTTGTCATTTCTCTTATAATTCCATCATTTCCTAAAATTGGATACTTAAACATATTTTCTTGTTCTATAATAATAAAATTATTTTTATCCAAATCAGGATAGTCTAAAAATAGATTATCTCCCATTAATTCTTTTACTTCTTCCCTGGTTAAATTTACTGTAAATTTTATTTTTGGTTTTTTCTCTTTTGTATATATATAGAACATTATTTTTCTCCTTTCATTCTGTATAGATTTTCAAATTTATTCAAATTTTTATGATTAAAAATGTATTTTTGAGAGCTTTTTATATAAAATTCTTAGATTTTATATTTAAGAAAAATTATAAAAACAATCTCAAAGACACAAAATAAAATCTAAAATTCTTTATAAATTTGAAAATCTCTATACTTTTTTACTAAAAAATACCTAATTTTTTCCTTGCTACTATAAGAGTATTTCTTATTTCTGTAGCACTTGTTTTCTGTATATAATGCTTACTTGTAACCCCACTGCTACTATGATTTGCATAACTACTTGCTAATCCTAATCCAGCAAGATTATTAATAAGATTTATAGCTGTTTTTCTTAATGTATGAGGATATAGATCCTCTATTCCTAAAATTTTTCCTAACTTTTTAATTCTTCCACGAATAGCTCCTTGTGTCATTTGCTTGTATGTATTCTTATATTTTGTAATAAAAAGCCATTCACTTTTTATTTCTTTATTTTCTCTGTACTCTAACCATTCTTTTATTAAATCTTTACATTTTTGGAAAAAGAAAGCATTTACTATATAACCCTCTTTTTCTTTAACATCTTTGAAATATCCATTTTCTAAGTCTAATTGGCTTAGTTTTAAACTTTGAATTGCTGATATCCTGCATGCACTATCTAAAAATAGTTCCCAAAGTATTCTATCTTGCAAATCATATTTTTTAAATTCTACTTGCATGTAGAGTCTTACAGTTAAAATTTGTTCTGTTGTTAAGAAATAACTGCTTCTAACCTTGTCTTTTTCTGTAAATCTAAGTCTATCTAATTTGCTATCAAAGGGATGGTACTTGATTTTATTTCTTCTGACACACCAAGCATAAAATGTACTTATTGAAGTAGTTTTATTCATTAGTGTTCTTTTACTATTTCCTAAACTTCTACAATAATTTCTATAACTTTCTATTATTCCTGGCATTTCTAAAAGTGTATCTTTACTTAGTAAAAATCTATTTTTATAGTTTTTTTGAAACCATACCAGGAATAACTTAAAATTATTGCAATATGTTTTATAGGTTGTCTCCCAAGTTTCCCAGCTACTACTTTTACAGCTATTTAAATATTCTAAATAAATCTCCACATTTTCCTTTTTCAAATTTTCTAATACTTTTAATTGCATATGTAAACCTCCTAATTTTGATAGGTTTATTATACAATTCTTGAAATTGGAAAATTTATCAACATTTAAAG